TGGGATATAACACCGAACACTATGCTGGCAACATTTCTTACAACCGAGCCAATCTCGGACGGATTTATTTTAGGCAATACAACTTATGGTCAATTAGATGATGATATACTTAGTTACTAACAGGGGGATATAATGGCGGCAGGATTAGGTTTTAAGACATTTACCACAGGCGAGGTTTTGACTAGCGCCGATACCAATGGGTATTTAATGCAGGGCGTTTTAGTATTTGCAAGTGCGGCAGCAAGGGACGCTGCTATTACTTCACCTCAAGAGGGACAGTTTGCTTATCTAAAAGATACAAATGTAACTACTTATTACACAGGTAGCGCGTGGGCAAACTTAGATACAACTGGCATGACAAACCCAATGACTACAACAGGCGACACAATTTATTCATCAAGCGGTTCAACACCTGCTCGTCTTGGAATTGGTTCAACTGGAAATGTTTTAACTGTTGCTGGTGGTGTTCCGACTTGGGCTGCTCCAAGCGCAGGTGCAACTTCAAGTTACACTTTACTGAATACAGGCGGAACTGCCCTAACAGGAGCTTCAACAATAACCGTATCTGGAATTTCTGGTCAACAAAAACTAATGATTATAGTTCAAAACACTACTAGCACAAATGCAAATGCTGGAATAAGTGTTCGTTTTAATACTGATTCTGGAAGTAATTATAGATATAGCGGTTTTCTTTATTTTAGCCAATCAGCATATGCAGCCGATAATTTGCAAAACAATAACGGTGATCCTGCTGACAAAGTTCAATTATTAAGAACTGGCGCTGCAGCAGCAATCGCATCTGCAAGTGTATTTATAGACGGTTGCAATTCAACAGGAATTAAGGCATTTCAAACTCAAGGCGGAGCAAGCCCAGGTGCATCAAATGGAAACATTGCTTATGTCGCTGGTGGTGTTTATACAGGAAGTTCAACAATTTCAAGCGTTTCTGTAGTATGCAGTAGCGGAAACTTTAACGCAGGAAACATTTTCGTTTATGGAAGCGCGGTGTAATAATGAAACTAACAGAAAAAGAATTTAATTTAATTACAGGAGAAGAAACAGTTACAGAACGCAATGAAACTGCCGCAGAAACTAAAGAAAGATTAAAAGAAGCTGAAATAATTGCAGCGATAAAAGCACAAGCACAAGCAAAAATCGATGCCCGCGCATCAATTTTAGATCGCTTAGGTCTCACAGCTGATGAACTACAAGTATTGCTTGGCTAATGAAACCTTGGCTATCAAAAGCTGCGGCTCAATTTAGAAATCAAGTTGATGACACCTACCCCGACAGGAATCGTAAAAGTGATGGGTGGCTGGCTTCTATGGCACATGTATCTAGGGCGCCAAAATCCGATCATAACCCTGACCCAAAAACAGCTTGCGTCCGTGCAATTGATATTTCTGTTGGGCTATCTGACGACAAGCGGCTTCCAGCGTATTTGGCAGATCACATTAGATTGTTCGGGAAAAATTATGGGCGTATCTCTTATGTAATCTTTGAGGAAAAAATTGCTTCACCTATACTTGGTTGGAAGTGGCGCAAGTACAAAGGCATTAACAAGCATAATCATCATCTGCATATTTCTTTTAAAAAAGACCAAGACAACAACTCAGAGTTCTTTGACATACCACTACTAGGGGGTAACTAATGAAACTGTCAGATAAGCACATAGCAGCAATTAAGTCTTATGCAAGAGCTGTAATCGCAAGCGGTATAACTGTCATTTTGGCTATTGCAGCTGATATGCGTCCTGAATATGCAGTTCTTTTAGGTAGCGTCCTTGCCCCTGTTATTAAGGCAATTGACCCAACAGAAAAGCAATACGGCATAGGCAGTAAAAAGTAATGACAGCCCTTGAGTGGGCTGGCTTTGCAGCTGGAGTAACAAGCACATTAATCGGCGTCCTTGCTGGGTTAAGATATTTAGTCAAGGGTTGGTTAAACGAGCTTCGTCCTAATGGCGGCTCAAGTATGAAAGACGATTTAACTGCCTTACGCAAAGAAACGACACACCTATCAAATCGCATAGATGAACTCTTTATTGTCATTAGTAGGAAGTAAACTTAAGACATGGCTAACACTCGCAAGCGCAAAAAGATTAACCGTAGGGTTGTTCGCAAGTCGCCCGAACCTTTATCTAAGCTTGATGTTTTTATGATAACCAAACACGAGGTTTACAAAGCAGCAAAAAAGGCAGGTTTCTCAAACGAGGTTGCTTGGTTTTTTATGCAAGAACCTCACGCGTTGCCCGATTGGGTAAGCAACGACAGCCCCGACGCTTTAATTCCAAGGGTTGACCCAACCGAGGACGAGGACGAATAAATTAAGCGTGTCGCGTTTACGCCCGACCTTCAAGCCCCATTTGTAAATGAGGCGGCAGTAAAAGTATTTGGAAAATTTTTAAGGAAATGGCAGCCCCACCAAAATATCTGCATTGGTGATGAGATTGATTTACCTTACCTTGGTAGTTTTTCAAGGGGTAGCATTGATGAGTTTAAAGGCAACATTGATGATGACAGAAAATACACTCAAGATATTCTTGAGTACCTTGGCGTTACAGATGTACTAGGAAGTAACCATGGAATCAGACTTTATAGATCAATTAAAAAACAACTTCCCTCATTGCTCAATCTGCCTGAGTTGCGTTACGAACGATTCATGCAATACGACAAGCTTGGTATTAAGTTTCACCCATACGGACTTAACTGGGCGCATGGTTGGACGGCAATTCATGGCGATTCAGTACCACTCAGTAATTTAGCGGGTCAATCCGCATTGGGAGCTGCAAAACGCATGGGCGTTTCAGTAGTCATGGGACACACGCACAGGCTTGGTCTCAGTTGCCACACAGAAGCCTTTAACGGGCGCGTAGGGCGTGTTTTATATGGGTGTGAGGTAGGGAATATGGTTGACCTCTCAAGTAGCGGTATGAGGTACACCAAGGGCTATGCTAACTGGCAGACAGGATTCGCAGTTGCCTATGTTCAAGGTAGAAAAGTCCAAGTAATTCCTGTGCCTGTTGCCCAAGACGGCAGCTTTATATTTGAAGGCAAACTGTATGAGTAGAGAAACAGATTATGTGCCTAGAACGATTGATGAGCAGATAGATTCCTTTGACTCTCTAGGTTTACTTTAGGCTTCGTTACCAAATCGTTATCAAACACGCCATGTTGGGCTTTGTGTTTTACAGCTGTATGCCCGACACTTTTCCTATCCAAGTTAACGGAACTTGGTGTAACGGAAAGGCTTAAATGAAAATAAAACATGCTAACTCTTTAGCCAATGTTAAGTTAAACCCATTGGACTTTGAAAGATTGACTGAAAGTCAAATGCAGTTTAAGGGACACAAATGGGAAATCCAAGATCATAGATTTGACCAAGAAATGAATTACAATCATGAGTACATTTTTTGGGTAGAAAACTATGCTTCTCTGATACTTGCTACACATTTCCTAGATCAAGTTAAACACAGTTATTCAATTGCTTATGACGAAGCAGTTGAAATGTATTGTTTTACAACCGACTACGCAAGCTCTTGGAATATCTAATGAGAGACGCTGGATTGCTTTGGTGTGCAATTATGACAGGTGTAATTTTTGTATGGTACATAATTTCACTAATAAGAGATAATGCCTTTCAGAACGGTTATTGGAAAGGTCGCGCAGCTGGGTTTGAATCTCACCGTAGAATTACAAACATAGCTAAACAATCAGACGAGGTATTTGACTATGAAAAACACTAACGATCTATTAGATGAAGTGAAGGGAACACTACATGAAAGAGGGCGCATTTACGGAAGCAGTCGCACAAATCATGAACGAATCTCAGAGCTGTGGAGTGCTTACTTGGGAGATTACATTTCGCCTATGCAAGCCTCAATGTGCATGTTACTCGTCAAAGTCAGCCGACTTACAGAAAGCCCCACACATTATGATAGCGTCAAGGACATTATCGGTTACGCGTTCATTTACAACAGCCTCTTAGATGAATATGAAAATGATTTTGGGGGTGAAGTAAATGGCATTTGATCTAAGTAAATACATGACGGCTGAAGAAAGAATTGAACTTTTTGCAAAGGATATCCTGACTTCAGATACGAGGTAAATCATGAGTTCTACAAAGATTCAAATGGAGATACTTGGGTTGTTGTCAAGGCAATTTTGTGGCGAACCGAGG